CTTGAAAACTAATATCAAATGCACTGCTTGGCTTTAGTCCTGAATCTAAAATCATTGGCTTGCGAGCACCATTTTTTGGGCTATAGCTTGCGATCCAGTTTTGAATTGTTTTTTGTTTTGCTATTTGACTTAGAGTATTATCTGTTGTAAGAACCATTCCAGGTATAGCACCGTTTTCAAAAAATGTTTCTTGAAACGAGTGCATCTTATATAAGATTTCAATTGATCGGTTAGCGGAAAGTAATCTTGAACTACCACGATATATAGAGTTGCTACATGCATCTCGTACATGAATAATCTCAGAAGGTTTGAACTCCTGCATATTATTATACTTGTAACCTTTAATATAAGTTACTGGATCAGGTAGAATTTGTACACTTGAAGAAGGTAGGTGGTACATAAAAGCACCATCAAAGTAAATAAATATATTACCTTCTAAAATAAAATCTGTAAAAATATTAGTTCTAAAATCTTGTGCGCTTTGATATGGATTTGGTCTGAAATTTAGTAAGTTTGCCAATGTTTTTTGGCGCATACCGGGACTTACATCGCTTGAAATTTTGTCTTTTATATCAAAGTCTAAACTAGAGCAGCCCGATACAATCATACTTGTACCGCGGTTTACACTTTCTAGTTTTTTAAATGAGGTTCTGTAATTTGCCGGAGCATCGCTACCAACAACGATACCTTCCTGACGTAAAATTATTTCTTGAGCCGGATTCAGCTTTTCGCGAATCCACTGAGTTGCGGTATTATACCAAGCCATCTTATTCCTTACGTAAATGCGCTAAAGAATGAGCCAACAACTGCAGTCTTAGTAGTAGTTTCTTTTCCAGTGAATTTATCCTGCTGAATACCAACCCAGCGTTCTTGACGCACAGCTGAATTACTTGGAGGAGCTTTTCCGAATACTCGATGTAACGCAACGTGATGTTTATTACAAAGCGTTCTAACTTGCTCGTAGAGTTCGTTGTGGTGCTCTGCTATAAACTCGTCGCGTACAGCCAATATTCCGTCATCGGTTGAAATATTATACTTTTTTGCAGCCGCCCAATTTTCCAGCAGGATTGTTATTGAGTTAAAATGATGTAATTCTAAATCTTCTTTTGTGCCGCAGATATAACATGTATCCTTTTTGTCATAAGCTGCTTTAGCCTTGTCTCGGACCCATTTGACTGGTATGCGGTTATTACCGGTATTTTTCGCCATTTTCTTTGCACGTGTTTGTTAATTCCCCTATTGTACCATACAAGCATGGGATTGTCAAGTATTAAATTTTTTAAGCTAGCACCCTAGAAAATTTATACTTGTTGTTTAGTTTGATTAATGATATAATCCTATATTAAAAGACAATCAACCACCGATAGTAAAACTATAAATAGCATAACGCACTGCATCAGCCATATGGGATGCCATTCCATGTTCGGGTTTTTCGGTGGTCAGGGTCTCACGTGAGTCCCAACGATACTGGTCAAACATAAATAGCACATTCTCACAATGTGGCGATACTCGAATACGGTTTTGTTCTACAAGTGTTTGTACTAGTGCAATTCCGTCTAGCACAGATTTTTTAGCTTTGATTGTGGCAATATCATAAGTATAGGCAAGGTCGGCTGCAAATTGTGCAGCAGCCGAGTCAATAAATATAGTTTCATTTTGCCATTTATCAATTAATTCACGCAATCTATCAACATGACCCGCAGTTGTAGCCTGTGATTCCTGATACTCATCTACAATATGATAAGTATCATCCTGTGGACTATAAACAATAACAGCAAATGCTGTTGGGTCTTTGTAACCGGGGTCAAGCCCTGCAATTACCTCATCACCATCACGAGCCACATAGTCTAGGACTAATGCCGAATCCAGCTGAAAGATCTGACCCTCAAATACACTAAACGATGCCATGTATTCTTGTTCAAACTCAGCACGCGACATAATTGAACGTGCCTCACTTACATCACGCTCCGACATACGCGGATTTTCAGTGTAATCAGCAGTAAGCGAAACCCATTCTGGAAAGTCAGGACTAAAACCGCGGTCAAAGAATCTTGAAAACCAATTGGCTTTGCCACGAGGTGTACTAATAAAAATAGCTTTCGAACCAGGGCGGTCAAGTGTAGGACGTAGTGCAACATTAAATGCTGCCTCACCATCACCAAGTGCAGCCTCGTCAAAGATAATTAAGTCGTATGATCGACCAACAGTTGAGTCAACTGTGCTTAGTGAGCCTAGGCGAATGGTACTGCCATTTTTTAGCTCTAGCACACGATCTTTTACATTATCGCGTTCCATCTCCAAGTCAAAGCTGCGAATTAAATGCCGTTGTAGTTCAAACGAGATTGACGATAGGTTATAGTTAGGAGAAATTATAAGAATATTGCAACCAGGCACTAACATTACTAGCTGACCAATAACATTGGCTATGTAAGTTTTGCCTAGGCGACGCGCAAGTGCAGCACAGATAAATCGATAACTGGGATTATTAACTGCGTTGATTAGCGCAATTTGGGGCCTGTTGATTTGATCCCATGCAGTTGACATGGCACGGGTAACTGGATCAATGGCTGGTAAGAGCTTAAGGTAGTTAACAATTGGTAGTTTAATAAATCGACGTGATGCATCGAATTCAGTAATTTGCTCACAATCAATGTCCGGTCGGCTAATCGTTAACATAAAACCCTTTTCTTCTATAGTCAGGACTAGAAACAAAATCTCGAGTGGTGTTAATTACCTCGTCATCCCACACAGGTATGGCCACAACGTTGTTGTACTCAAAATTCGGATTATGGCGTAGGTGTACCTCAATAGCATGTCCTGAAATAAACTCCACATTAAGTTTGGGAAATTTGGCTAGTTCTGGAAGCGGAATTGGGTGCCTTTCAGTAGTAGCTTGCCAACGGCTCCAACGCCATAGCTGTGCGTTATGATCGCGAAAACCTTCTACTGATAACACAGGCACACCGTACTCATAGTCTACCGAAAGATGTTGGCCAGTAAACACTTCACACCAAAAATAACCTGGCTCAAGTTGGGTATTTGGACCTAGGTACTGAAAACTAGCACCTCGGCCCATGCCGGCTAGGTTAGTAATGGGTCGCACAATATAAGTACCGGCTTCGGGCACGGGCACTCCTGCAGGCCCGCACACATAACCTAGTCGGCGGGCAAGGATTAGTTTATCAAACAACCATAAATCTTCGCAATCGGTTGTTGTCCAATTTTCAGTATCTGTCATAATAAGCTAACCACACACCAAATTAAAAACGCCACAAGCACTACGATCATTTTTTCTCATCCATTTTAACAAGTTGTTGAATCAAATTACCATACTTAGTTCCGTCACTGGCATCGTTGATTTGAATATTGGTTTGCGATACCACCTTGGACGATTGCAGCTTTTCAAGTTCGATTTGACGTGCCATTTGTTCCATGGTCATTTTATGTGACAGTGCAAGAATTTCTAAGATATCCTTACTGGAACCCACATCGGCTTCCTCTAATTCTTGAAACTTCTTTTTAATTAGTGCATCCATTGCAGCACGCATTTTAAAACGGTTGTTGAAACCTACGTCAAAGAAAACCTGATCGATATAGGCTTTGACGTCTTTGCGGGCCAGTGTTTGAGTTACCAATGTTTGTGGAATTTGTAGCGTTTCTGCAACACTGGCGGCATCTTGATCTTGTAGGTAGCAGTTAGCAATTTCCAGAGCTTCCGGCGATATGTCCAACACTTCAGCAGGGGTAACAGCGGGTAAATTTTTTGACATGGCGAATTTTTTCCTTTGTGGCGATTATAGCACTGTGGGCAGCACATGTGCAAGTGCGTGTTTTTGTATGAGGTCTAGCACCGAAAATATTTTGTTGAGTTTTATTAAAATACCGCATGCGGATGGGCCGGTGTGACATTGTATAAAAACTAGTCCGATAACCGCCCCTGGCTGATGGGTACCCCCTCCCAGTATAGCACGCAATCTAATGTAAATCGCAACATTACTTGCGATTTTTTGTGTTACAATATGTTCATCTAACAAGGATACATCATGGAATACTTAGGCATCTTTCTTTCTGTAATCGTAGGCGGCTTGCCTATGATTGTAATCATTCTCGCACAACGCATTGATGGAGACATTTTGTAATGGATATCCTTTACCCTGCATATGGTCGTAGCTATTCATCATGGCTGAAAGCTTACACCGACTGGCATCATGGCCTAGACTTTAGGCTTGGCTTTGATGGCCCTTATTGTAGCATTCGCGATGTTGACGCTATGCCTACCAATCTTTTCTTTTCACTTACTAACGATAGGATCGCACCGCTATGATACTTACATTCAATGAATTGGGCCTTGAGCCATTGCCTAGCCCTGCATACTCTCGCGCATGGGTTATCAATGATGCTTGCGATTACATCATGCGGCACTACTTTCCACGCATGGCAGAAGAAGATGCTATCCCTAACCCTCGCGGTGCGTTGGTTGACTTTGCCGCAAGGGTGGTTGTGATTCGCACAGCTAACCCTGTTATCCACTAGGCCAGGCCTCCAACTAAAGTTGGAGGCGCCAATTATACACCATATAATTGGGGCCTGCCACCAACTATTGTTG